TGGAGGCGGAACTTTAGGAGAGTATGAGACTTCAAAGAATCAATCTCTCCAGCGACTACAGTTAAACTGGCGTATGGTATCTGGATTCTTTATTACCGTTCTAAAGAAGGGAGCTTACCAATACTTCGATTCAGTTGATTATGATGAAGTAATGGTAGAACCTAACGGTAATTCATTCAAGAATACCTACATTAAATTAGCAGAAGCATCTGGTCAAGTTGGACAGTGTGAGGCTGAATACTCTGACCAATTCCCAGCTTCATGGGTTCAGCAGAGAGATATTATTCAGAATCTGCTTACGCTGAACAATGACCAAATCAATCAGATTCTTGGTCACTTCAAGAATTCACCTCTGTTGAATGCATTGATTGGCGTTCCAGAGTTGTATATTCCTGACCAAGATGATGTGAATAAGCAATTGTTTGAGATTGGAGTTCTGGTTAAGGGTGCTCCGACTCAAATGCCTCCACAAATGGGACCGGATGGACAGCCAGCAATGGGTCCAGATGGACAACCACAGCAACCACAAATGCAGCCGTCAGTTCCAATTGACCCAACAATTGATGACGACGAAATTCACATTGGTGTTTGCAAAATCTACTTGAAATCTCCTGAAGGATTAGCTTCTCAAGGAACTCCAGGATATCAAAACGTGCAAGCACATTTAGAAGCCCATCTTCAGAATCAGCAGATGCAACAAATGCAGCAAATGCAACAGCAAGCTATGATGGGTGGTCAGGGTCAGCCCGGTCAATCTGGGGATACTAGCGGAAATCAACCTCCGGCTAATTCACAACCTGCTCAGTAACTAGGAGAAGTAAATGGCTAATGATGCTGAAGATACTAGTGCTGGACTTTCGGACCTCGATATCTTAGAACAGGCTCATCCCGATGATGATTCTAAAGATACTCCTGACGAATCTGATTCTGATTCCGAATCGACAGATGATGAAGAATCTGGAGAGGATGAACCTGAAGATGACGCCGATTCCGAGGATGAAGATAAAGAAAAGTCTGAGGATGATGAAGAAGAATCAGAGGAAGAACAAACCGACGCAGAAGGTAGCCTTAGTGTTAAGGATATTACAAGTAAATACCCAAAGGTATTTAAGGATTTCCCAGAGCTAAAGAAGAATTTTTTCTTAGCTCGGCAATATGAGCAAATTATTCCGACTGTTGAGGACGCAAAAGCGGCAGTCGAGCAAGCTAACTATTACCAGTATTTCCAAGCAAAAGTCCTTCAGGGAGATGCGAAGGAAGTTCTGGATTCTATATCTAACTCTGGTGAGAAGCAAGCATTAAAGAAGTTTACAGATAACTTCCTTCCATCGCTGAAAGATGTAGATGAACCTTCATTCTACCGCGTCACTGCTCCGGTAATCCAGCAGGTTTTATATGCTGCTGTTCAACAGGGTAGTTCTGGTGGCGATAAGAATCTGGCGGAAGCTGCCAAGTGGATTCATAATTTTGTGTTTGGCAATCCTAACGTTGCTAAACCAAATTGGAATAGAGACGATAGGTCAGACGAGAAGATTGACCCGGAACGTCAGCAATTTCTTCGAGACAAAATGAACTTTGAACGCACTCGCATGGAAGAATCCATGAATGAGGTGAGCGGTTCTATTGTCTCAGAGATGCGTAAGGTTATTCTCAAGGATTTAGACCCACGAAATGAGATGCAACCTTACATGCGAAAGAAGCTACTCGAAGATATTATTCAAGAGACGGGGAGAATTCTACAGAAAGACCAGCACCATTTAAGAAAGATGGATTCTCTCTGGGAGAATCTGCGCCAAACTGGAATGAGAACGGGTGGAAAGACCAGAATCAAAGACACGTATCTGGCACGTGCCATTCAAGTTCTACCATCAGTTAGAGCGCGTCTAAAGGCTGAAGCTCTTGGGCATAAGGTTAAGAACAATGGAAGAACTGTTCACAGACCTGCCGGTAAACAAGAGCGGGAAGTTAAGTCGGAGCGGCCTGCTCAATTTAGAACTGGAAAAACTCCAGATGCGAAGAAAGTTGACTTCAACAAAACTTCGGATATGGATTTGATTATGGGTAAGGCCACTCTAAAGAAGTAACCACTGGCAATATTAGGGTGAATAACAATGGCACTTGGTGAATCCCAGGTAGTTGCAAACGAATTGGAGAGAGTAGACCCAACTCTCCCAACTTTGTTTGACCGGGATGATACGTTTTATTCCACAATTGAAAAGCGGAATGTTCAGGTAATTTCCGCTAGGGATATGCGTATTCCTCTCGAATTACGTCCGGGTGGCCGATTCGGTCATTTTGACGCAGACGGTGGAGATTTAGGACTTGGTGACGGCCCGACTTTCGATAAGGCTGTTATCAATTCTGTCAATATGCGGTTTGCTGTTCAGTGGACTAAGAAAGCAGAATGGGCCACGGACGATAATCGCAAAGCTGTATTAAACACATTACGTCATCTTTTGGCGAAAGCAATGCCAGAATTTCGACGGAATGTGGATGCTCTTTGCCAGACTGACGGAACCGGCGTATTAGGAACTGTCAGTGCTGTATCGACAGCAGGCGGAGCCGACACATTAACTCTAGCAACCGATGGATTCGGTGCGAAGTTAATGCGATTCGGTCAAATGGTCAGTGTGTATAACTCAACTTTGACTACCCGTCGAGTCTATACTGGGTTACAGTCACAGAATGGTTATGCTCCGATTACCTTCTACGATTTACCCAACAAGCAGATTACGCTTGGTGGAACTACTGTCACCACGATTCCCGGTGATAAAATCGTAGTTGAAGGAACCACGACTACTCCTCCGGTTTCAATGTTTGGTGTTCCATACCATAACAATGATTCTTCGGCTGGAGTTTGGCTTGGATTCCCCCGTTCAACCACCCCAGAAATTCGTGCTAACCGTGTGAATGCAAACGGTGGTGGGTTAGCTCTCCCGCACGCGAGACTGGCGCTGAATAAAATCGGTGACAGAATCGGAATCTCAAACGGTTATAAGCCGTCTGCTTGGATGCATCCTTGTCAGCAGGCTGCTTATGAAGAACTCGCACAGTTAATGTCCACCATTATGAAGGGTTCCGGTTCTGAATCGGTTAACCTTTATTTCGGTGGGAATATGCAGTTAGCGGGTGCTCCGGTCAAAATCTCGTATGTTTGGGATAAGACGAGAATTGACTTTATCATCCCTGAACTGTGGGGCCGTGCGGAGTTACATCCTGCAAAGTTCTACGATGTTGATGGTCGTAGAATCTTTGAAATCAGAGGTGCATCAGGTGGCGTTGCAACGAGCCAGATTTTCTACTTAACTGGTTCGTTCAATCTTTACCTGATGAATCCTGCGGCGGGTTCTTACGTATCGAACCTCGCCATTCCGTCCGGCTACTAATCTTGCTCATGGATTGGTAGTCGTTGGGGTCGGTTCCATTTAATTTCCCGGATACTGGGACCGACCCTACTTTTCTAACGAGGAATAAAATGCCACAAGAAACTAACTATGACGCTGGAATTGACGAAATCAATAAGAAGCTGGCTGAGAAGTATGGTTTGGAAGTCAGCTCTAAACGCCCTATTTTTCGTTTGGTTTATTCTAACACTGTTACCGAAAAGCGACTCGGCGATTTTAGCGACTTTACCAATTCTGGCCTTTTTATTAGAACAGTTAGAGAAGTTCGAGAAGTCTTAAAGTATAACTATCTTAGAGATACTTGGGTTCTGGAGAGATTGAATTGGGTAGGTGGTGAGAATCCAGAATTACCAGAAGCTCGTGGATATAGTTACGAAACTGTTTGGGCATTTCGTGATAAGTTTGGCACCCCATTATATCCATACTTCAATATCATTGAGTTGATGTTAGATATTATGATTAATGGGCCTAAAGAGAAAAAGACAGAGAGTGACTACGAATACGAAGATGAACAAAAGAGGCTAAAGGAATCAGCAGTATATTTTGATATGCTTGAAAGCGAAGGACGGTCAAATCTATTTGCATTTGAAGATGCAGTGTTTATGGATTCGACTAAAGTATTTACCAAGGGAGACTAGAATGTCCAAATCAACAGTAGTATCTCTACTTCCGATTGAGCTAAATGAAAAGAAGCCTGGAGTTTATCCGGGTCATTTCATTATTCCAGCATCTAGAGAAGGTGATTTTGAAACTCTAAATGTGGTAAACTCTGTGGCTCACGTTTATATGGATGAGTCACGCGGAAGCATAACGATTGTTCAAGAATCAGAGGTAATGGCTAGGTCTATTGTTGATGATTATATCAATTCATGTATTGCAATAGACAAGATTGAAGGCATCTTCCCTGGATTATTTTGGGTAGAGGGTGAATTCAATAAGTCTGAAATTAAAGAGAAGTTTACTGATAAATTAAAGTCAGCCAGAGATAGTCAAGGTAAGTGGTTTTATGCACTTATTAAAATGGCTGATGATGATTGGGCACAGAACCGCTCCCACAAATCTATCACTCCTTTGCAGAAGTTAGCTGCTTTAGCACTGGAGCAAATTGTTGGAAAGAAGGAATGGGCTGCTACAATTGATGTGGCTGCTTATAAGGCTTGCAAATTCTGCACATCCCAGATTCCTTCGGCTGCTGTGGTTTGCCCAGTTTGTGCTCGTGCTCAGGTTTCAGATTTAGAGTTAGCTAAATTAGTAGCAAAGTAGGATAAAATGCAGATAGGGGCTGTAAATCAAGAGGCGGCTTCTCTATTAGGAGATTACGCCAGAAATATCTGGACGGATACTTCTATTTTAGAGTATGTCAAATCGGCTCATAACCAAATTCAGAATGAGCTAATCCTGAATGGAATGAGGCCATTTCAGACGTTATCTGCTGCACTTCCAGTTCCACAAGGAAGTTTAGCATTGGTTGCTCCACAAGATTTATTCCTTCCAATATCGTTACAGGAGAGAACTCCAGCGACTGCGGATTGGATTCCAATGACAGAAAAGGAATTCGAGCCATCTTTACAGCCGACTAGTTCTTTAGCGTATTGGGCCTTTAGGAATAATGAAATTAAGTTTGTTGGATGCACTACCGATAGAGAAGTTCTTCTACGATACTATACTCTATCGGCTGGAACAATCAATGACATCAATAGTATTGTAAATCTTAACAATGCTATTTCTATGTATGCTGCTCTAACCGCATACCTAGCTGCGGCTTTCAAAGGTCGTAATGAGAAGGCTGCAAATAGACTTGAAAGATTGTGGATTCAGAGGCGAGATGTGTATCTAGGGATTGAAGCTCTGAATAAACAGGGCGTGACACATCGGCGTAGACCTTACACAACTAAGAAAAGGTTTGGCTCTGTTACTTAGGAGATATTATGGAGCTTCTTTTAGCTGGCTCAACTTTAATCAATGATACAGTAGTTAGAGCATTACCTACTGTAAAACATCGTATGTTCGTTACTGCGATTACGGCTACATCAATAGATATCAGTAATAACTCTGATATGAGCAATGCTAAGAATCTTTTGCCTGCTGACCCGTCATTTGGAAGTGGTGGTCAGGAAATGGCTGCGGGATTCATTAGAGTAAATGGGGGTTCGGCTAACGTAAGACTTGTAAAGGGCTAACCTTAAATCCTGTCGAACGGAGAATGAGATGTCATTTCAAGGAACTGTTAGCAAACGTTCGGAGCGCAAGATTGCAGCAGCGGCAGTAATTGATGCTAATGCTG